ATTCCGAATTAACTAATCCATTTCCTCTATGGTATTTCGTTGTTGCATGTTTCTGTGATGGAATTTTCCAGTTACCATATAATTGCGATAAATATAAATCGCTGTTTAGTGGTATGTTGTAACTTTTTCCATTTAAAATTTTTTTGTCTAATTGTGGAAATGCTGGATTTGTATATATATCACAATACAAATTACTATATTTAGTTTTAACACTAATCATATTACCAGATTCTTTTTGGGGAAAATCATTATATGTTCTTATTCGTTCTAATCCATATTTATTAAAATCTATTGAGTTTAATTTATCCCAATTTGATAAGTGTGTTGTTACATCAATATCTGTATCCTTCTCCATTAATCCATTTTCTCTTATACAACCTAATAATGTTCCACAATCTAAATAATAAGGTATATTATTTTCATCCAAAATATCAACTACATTACGTAAAAGATAGTTCATTAAACCTAATCTGCTCTTTGTAAAATCTCGTATTTTAGTCGCCGATATTTCGTTTGAATATGGTAAATATTGAATAGGCATAATGCTTTTAACATAATCAATACCAGGAAATTTTTTGTTATCATCTGCTCTCATAAAGCACATATTTTCATATTTTAATAAATTAGTAAATAAACTATGTACTTTATCTGTGCTAATTTCATATTTAATAGAAAAAAAATCTTGATGGCATACAGATAATTCATATTTATCCTGACACTTTGTAAAATAGTATGGATACTGAACGATTTTATCTTTTAATAAGTTTAATTCAAATGGGGTTTTAATTTTTATAGGAGTTGTTGTCGTAATATATTTATAGTTTTTAGCATCAAATATGATAGGAATAGCATACCATGGTTTTCTAATATGAGAAAAACCAATAAATAAATCATTTTTCCAATGACACAAGTTGGTTCCGCCAAATAACGTTTTGTTTGTAAACAATGACGGATTTCCATATACTAACTCACATTCACCTGATGTTTCATTTATCAGTTTAACAACACATAATTCAAGGAAAGAATATATAAAATATAATTCGTTTTTATAAACGTAAGGAATCCAGTTTTTTTGATAAATATTACTCACATCATAATTTTTTATATTTAATTGACAAATTTTATTTTTTTTAACATTATACAAATACATTTGTCTTTGTTTACTATTTTTTGGTAAACCATTCATTATTACGTATAATTCTTCATTAAATATTATATATCTATAATCTTCTGATCCACCGTGTATAGTGCTATTATTATGTATATCAAAAGTAGTTGACTTATAATCAGTTTTGGTTTCTTTCATTACCATACGTCCATTTCCATCAAATAAACGACCTTTATAGTCTCTTTCATTATATATAATATAATTGTCATCCTTATACAAGTGATTTGATCTATTACCAATAGGTAATGTTGTAAATTTACTATTACAAAGGCATCTATATTTTAATATTTTTTTATTAGAATCATCAATTAATTCATGGTTTTTGCACATATTTACATCTAATGTATCCCATACATTAGATTTTTGTCCTTTATCCCATATATTAGATTTTTGTCCTTTATATACCCAAAATGAATTATTTCTATTTTTATCACTATGTGGGATTAAATTATTAAAATTAGTAGCAAATATTTCAAAATTATCATAATCAAAAATACCTATATCGGTATTTTTTAATATATTTGTATTTTTAATTTCGTAATTTTCAGTAAAATTATTTGTTATATATTCTTTTATAGCGTTTGTTGGATCTATATCATTAATAATAAAAATATCATATACATATTTTTCTAAATTCTTTTTACGATTATCATAAGAATCAACATCAGAAACATTTTTTATTTTTTCAATACTATTATTATCATGTAACCCTACAATAATTTTTTCAGTATGTTGTTGCATGCTTTCTAATAATTTTATATGACCTTTATGTAATTTATCAAAACAACCAATTGTGAAAATATATTCAACCATATAATATATTGTATATTGTATATTTTTCTCGGCATTTTAACCATTCAATGGTGTAAAAATCTATGTATAGTTCAAACAATCACGATGGAGAATAATATGCCTTTTTTAGCGTATGGTATAATGACAATCACTACAATGGTGATGGCGTTTCTTACATTTATTGATAGACATCGTTGGTCCAACCCTGTCGAACTCAACAACGAACAACCGATTGTTAAGATTGAAGGGACGATCGTGCAATAACTTGAGTGAAGAACCCATCAATGCTTTCTTTGTTTGAACCAAGGTTAATAATATCCGGGGCATGAACGGTGTCATTTCCTGGTTCATACATCAACATTGCCGGAATAGATGGAATCACCCGTTTACTTTTAAGATGAGCATATAGTTCAAAATTGTCATCAACGTCAAGAACTCCTCTTGTTACGTTATCGGGCATCCGATTGAACCAATCTTTGACAAGTGGTTCAATTTGTTTGCAAGGACCGCACCACTCTGCTCCAAATTTCAGTACAACTGGTCCAGGAGATCCTCTGATTATAGATTGCAATGCAGTTTTGTCGGATATTTCTTCAATTAGCATAAGTATACATAAACAGTGATATATTGTTTATGTGTTTTACAAATAAACATCTATGTATACACCATATTATGTATTGTCAGCTCCTATTATTGGCATCAATATTAGGAGTTAGTTTATGCAGCGATTACAAAGCGGTCGATGTGTTGGATCTTACCAAGTATACTGGTAAATGGTATCAAGTGTATGAAGACAAATTCGATAAATTATTTCAAAAAGACGGAAAATGTGCAACTGCAGAATATGGAATAAATGATAATGGTACTGTATCAGTATTTAACCAACAGATAGATCCAGCTGGAGCGTATGATAATATTCGCGGGTATGCGTATTATAAAGATGGGGATTGTTGCGGCTACTTAACGGTGCACTTGGACGGCGCAACTGACGCACCTTACTGGGTATTGGAATTAGGACCAGTATTTGATGGTTATTATGATTATTCAATTATTTCGGATAACAAGGCGTTATCATTATTTGTATTGACAAGAGATGTAAAACGGTACTATCAGTTATACGACTACAATGTACTGAAATCGTTAGTTAACTTTGGATTTAATAAAAAGTATAATACGCCAATCACGATGAACCAGACTAATTGTCAAGTATAAATGGTTGAAATAATCAGCACGGCCCGCGTGCGTTTGGTGGTGGATTCTCTACTTTTTTAAACAGCGAATATGGATATATGTATATTTTGGCACCATTTTGTTTAATTGCCTGTAAATGGAAATGCCGGTGCTCACAATCCATATCAAAAACATTAATGAGACTTTTTGACACACATGCCATATGTGTCTGTACAGAACCCTCTGGAAACAAGGTCCAGTCAATTATGTCCGAATAATAACAGTTGATAAACTTACTGGTTTTATATATTGCAAATCCATTAAATGCGGAATGTACAGGAATAAATGCATTCTCGCCCATGCGTTTATAAATTTGTAAAATATTATGAAGATATTTTTTACATAGATCAATATCACGTGATTTTGGACACATATGAAAAAAACTATAGATAAAGGGCTGTATAGATAGTGCCCAATAGTCATAATAACCGGCCTCTCTATCAAATGATACAGAGTCCCAACCTTCTCTATATTTTAAGACGGTTTCCAGTATGTCTATATTTATATCACCAACGCATGCATATTCATTTGAATCCATCATAATAAAATAGTCTGGACGCATAACCCATTTTCTTATCTCTTGAAGTAAGAAATTGCGTGCAGTCGATATATTTTTTGTCCTTTCATTTGCGCCCGTGTATAATTTTGAACCCCCTTTAATGATAGTAATATTGGTATGTGTTCTATGATAGTTTTCAAGTATTTCAAGTGACTTATCATGAGATTTGTCATAGTATACAATAATTTCGATTGTAAATAGTCGTTGCATTTTTTGTATATTATTGAGTACACTCGGCAATCCCTGCTCATTATTGAGTACACATAGACATACACAACAAGTTCCAAACATTCTTTATAATTACCATAAAGAATGTTTATATTTATTATTTTTGACACAAAAATATTAAAAGAAAATACTTTGTATGATAAATGGAACATAATTTGGAATTATCAATGTACTCCCTCAAAGACCTCTTACAACTGTTTAAAATTAAAACATATAATCCAACACATGATGAAATGATTGCTGCGAAAAAGCAGGTACTTATGACACATCCGGATAAATCGAAACTGCCGAGCGAATATTTTTTGTTTTATAAAAAGGCATATGATATGGTCCTAAGTTATTACAAAGAACAAACCAAACAGTCGGCAATTGTTGAAGATAAACCATATGTTCCAATGAATGAAGATGATGAAGAAACCATCAAGATCAAAACGCGACTTGAAAAGATAGATACGAAAAAGTTCTCAAAAGCATTCAATGAAGTTTATGAAAAGGTTGCGCCCAGCAATATTGATAAGAGCAAGAATGAATGGTTTCAAAAAGACGAGCCTGCAATGGACATCCCGGAAAATATTACGGTTGCTACAATGGGTAAGGCACTTGATACTATGAGATCACAGCAAGTAGTTGTTCGGAGAGATGTACAAGAGATTAATCGTGGTGGAGGGTCCGGACTATATGATGACGATGAAGACGGTTCATACATCGGTTCAGACCCATTCGGAAAACTCCGGTTTGATGATCTCCGAAGGGTCCATAAAGACGAAACTGTTTTCAATGTGCGCGAGACGGATATTAATCATGTTACACAATATAAAAATGCGGAACATCTTGCAAGGTCGCGCAAACAACAGGAATCAGAACCTCTTGACCAAGCATCTGCTATTGCAAGGGAGGCTGCACATAAGAAAGCATATGAAGAGCGAATGGCACAGAAACGCCATGCCGCGACTTTAAAAACCATCGAGCATGAAAAAAATAGCGGTCAGGTCATGGCTACGCTGTTTTATCGCTTAACGAATTAGTATCATATGGTTGCCTTCGTGGTTGAAATAACCACTCTTTGCTGACTGATGTCATCAGGGCTCCGTAATCAGTATGTTGACATTCTATGTCACTATAACCAGCAAGCTGCGACACTGTTATTGGTGTGATTAAAAACCATTTCCCCGTCTTCTGTAGATGTTTCCAGTAAATATCAAGAGCAAATTCTCTCCTGTTTTGAGGATTTCGTAACAAGTTTGTTACACCTTCCCTGTAGTTTGAAATAAGAGTGTCATAATATTCTCGTTTTACCACGTACCCAGTTGTAGTCTGGCAATTATAGACTTTTATGCAAAATGGCGAAACTACTTGGTACGGAATGGAATTGTTGCCAGCAACGAGAATGACGTCCCATTCTATACCCGAATTAATGAACTGCCGAAACGATGTTTTGAATGTCTCGGGGTCGAGAAAATGGATGTCATCCTCACAAATAAACACGTGCTCCCATCCCTTTTCCTTGGCAATCTCAAGGCATTTAATATGACTAAATGTACAACCGACTGCACCATCGTCCATCTTAATCGCACTGAAACGTGTGCCTGGAATGCCCATATTGGAGAGTTGCTCTTCCACGTGCTCACAGCGGTCCGTGCGATGATTAAGATTTATGTAAAGGCATTTTTGTAAGTACTCCATGTAGTTACAAATATATATTTTCTATGTTTATGTTATTTTACTTATCGATCGTCCAAGTTAATAATACGATCCATGTAAGGGAGAATGTCCTGATCATGTGTAATAACAATTAATGTCCTGTCTCCCGTTTCATCCACAATTAATTTCATTATCTTCTTACGTGTGTTGCGATCAAGACCAGCCAACGGTTCGTCTAATACGAGCACTTTGGATTTTCTGCAGATACCACGTATTATCATAGTAACCTTTTGCATTCCCAGTGATAACTCTCCGCCAGATACACCGACATCCGCATCCACACCGTTCACGAAGACCCCTTCAAGATCATACTTTTTAAGTATACCGCGAATTTCCTTCTCAGAGCGGGAATTGCCATATTTCATGTTGTCAATTACTGAACCATTGAACATGGCCGTACGCTGATTATTGTAGTTAACGTGTTCGCGCAGCGAATTCTTGTCTATGCTTGATACATCGGTATTGCCAATTTTAATGCTTCCCGATTTCGGAGCGTGAAGACCAACCAACAGCTTCATAAGGGTTGTTTTCCCCGATCCAGATTTTCCCATGATCGCAATCTTTTCATTTTCCGAAATTTGAAGGGAATAATTGTTAAGAACAGCATCATCGTCCTTTCCGTATGAGAAAGTAACGTTATTGAAATATATGTCACCGGGAGGAATATTGGTTGTCTTCGTTTTCAGTTTGCTATATTTGAATGCATCATTGATAAAGTCCTTCCCGGAGTTAATAATGCCGGCGCGGTAAGCTACATTGTACATAAGACCATAACCAACTGTGTTCAATGAAGACGTGAAATTTCCTAACACAAGAAGCGATGCAATTGTTGTCTCAACATTAATTGTACCATTGGCTACATGTCCATAAAGGGTAAATGCGCCTGCACCATACATGACCGTCATGATCGTGTCTATAATGCCCATGGCAATCGTTTCGTGATCCATGATTTTTTTGAGTTTTTTACAGTTGGTATCCTCCATTGCATCATTGCTTGCAATTGCTTCATCTCCTTGGTTGTTTACCACTATGTTCATCATATTACTGAGCTTACTTTGCAGTTCTTCGGCAACCGTGTTCGTGAAAAAATCTTCCCGATCTTTTGCAAGATGCATTGCTTCAAATGCAGCATGAATACTGTAAACCAGCAATAATAAGCTACCACCTGCCATGATTTTCCATATTCCCGGGACAGTGTACGACAGATACGCGCCATACACTATAGTCATGACAACATATGGAACATAATGACCAAGTAAGTAATGAAACAAGTCTCGCACATTTCGTGTGAGTTCCATCCCTCGCGCCAAATACTCCGCACTTTTAATATCCTTGTAATCAGATGCACTTCTATTTACAGTACCCGCAAACATGGCAGTTCGCAAGTACTTAAAGTACAAAGGATTCAAATATGACTCGATCGCAAATTTTGCAATGTCCGCCAGCTTTCCAAGTACCATAATGAGTATTGTCGCTATAATGAGACCGGCCGCATTAAGTTTTTTAAGATTGTTCAAAATATCATACGGATCAGCAAACTTTTTCGTGTCTTGTATTGCTTTATACAACCGAGCAGTTACCTTTGGAAACAATATGCCTTCAAGAGGGAATATAAATATGATAATGGCAAAATAGCTAAGAAAAATGAGTATGTGTTCCGACACGAAGTCGCCAAATAGATATTTAAATAGCATATATATTGTACTTATAAAATCAGCCTGAAATATTAACCACCTCTTCCACTGAACTATCCTCCTTTGTTTCATTGGTCGTTTGAACATCTGTGGTATGATGGTTGTTCTCGTGATCCGTATTGATATTTTCTTGGACACTTACGTCACTGTCAACACCACTATCATCGCTAAGTTGATTAAACATAAATGGCATTGCCGACCCATTGTCACTATTCTTTTTCATTGATTCCAATTCTCCACTGATTGCTTCGAGATGCGTTTTCACGCCATTTACTTGAATCTTTAAATCGGAAATCATTTTCACAATATCAGATAGCGTGGTTGTTGTATCATTACGAAACGATTGTAACTCGCTTGCAAATGGATTACTTATAGTGATTTCGTTCCTACTCTCCATTAATGCATTCATTTCATTCTGCGTTAACGGCCGTTCATCATTGGTAGGTTCCGAAAAATTTGGCGCAGGTGGCACGGGTCGGTCAAACATTGTAGCATATTCTTGTTGTCGCGTTTCATATATCGTGTTTACATTCTGGGGTTGTTGCGTTGGCTTTGGATCAAGACGTCCTTTTATGTCTTCTGCCATTTTTTGCAAGGTTCTCCTGTTGACTCTTCTCAGCTTTTTATCATCTACGGGCCCTACTTCGGAGTGCATTTTTCGAATAAATTCTCTAAACCATCTGGACTGTTCTTCAATGTCGGAGAACGCACGAGACACATCCGGATGACTGGATATGACATCCCACAATCGTTTTTGATTTGCTTCATTTACAAATGCTGCCATTGAGTTTTATACCTCATTGTATTTAATTTATTTGAGTGGGTACATATTATTATGAAAGCCTAATAATATTACTTTTTCTTTCGCTCAGTTTTGGACTTTCGGTGATTCTTTGACTTCTTTTTGTGTCGTTTTTTGAGGGTCTTTGATTTTCCCGCTCCCTTGACAGGATATATTGTTAGAGGATCTGCCTCGGTATATTCAAATGCATCCGTCCCATTTTGTGCCCCAGTCTCATTTTCGATATTGCGGTATAGATTCACAAGAAAGTGGTCCACGTAATCAGTCGGTCCGTATGGCACCTGACCTTCGTAACTATGTTCGATGCGTCCCACCTTGTTTCCCTTGGAGTTGACAAAAGGTGCCGGGAATACGCGGGTGTATATAACAAATGCTTCTTTCTCAAACGCTTCTTTCTGCAAAATCCGCTTATACCGGTTATTGAACTCGGTAAGTGCATTATAAATATCGGTAATACCGGTTTCGATCTTACGTATTTTTTCTTCCATTGCTTCATCTACGTCCTCGAGTTTATAGATAGATTCCTCGTATACCAATACCGACGCATCAAAATCAGTCTTCATCACATCCAACCTTTCCTTATGATTAAGCAGTTCCTCCGATTCTTCGACACCTTCGGTCTCTTCAATTGCGTTTTTAAATTCGGCTATCTTTTCTGGCATTATGTCAATAATATTAAACTCTTGGTCCGCAGTTTCGGGATTGGCATCGCCACTTGCTTCTTCGGAAGACACCTCCTCAGATTCATTAGACGTCCCCTCTACCGCATCGTCGGAAGTTGTTTGAATAACGAGAGCGCTATTATCAATAGGCTCAGACGCCGCATCTTGCTTGGGATCGTCACTGTCGCTGGGCATCGCATTGTCAGTCGAACCGTCGAAAGGCTTACTGGAACTGTCGAAGCTGGATTGCGCAGGCGGTTCCTCGCTGGATTCTCCTTCACTGGGTTTAACCGGAGCACCCAATTCCATAGGTGTTTCGGGAGAAGTTTCAGTCGACGTACCTTGTAAAGGAGTATTTTTTAGAGCTTCCACTTGCGCATCATAACAATTGCCGTATTTGATAAATTTCTCGTTTGCTATCTGCTGACACTCTTCAGACTTATCATTTTTATCAGGATGGAGTTTTAAGAATGCGCGCTGACTATTTTTTTTTAATATTTTCTCATCACCAATGTCTTCCATTTCTGTACATGCTTGGTCCACGTCATAATTATGAGCTTTACATTGAGACAAATCAGCCATGGTATGTATAAGTATACACTACCTATACATATTTTCATGAATTACATGTTAAATAGTTTGGTACGCAATTGAGACATTGTCTTATCACTAATTTGTATATCATTAAAATAATTTGAAATCTCTTCTGGTGTTGATTTACGTCCATTAATCTTTTGTGTTACATGAGTATCAAGGAAGTGTAATGCATACATACCGCATTGACCATCTTCCAATTGATGCTCACGTATCGTCTCGTATTCAGTCATTCCTCCACCTTCGCGCTTGATACGATCCATAAAGTCCCGAATTTCCCCGGGACAAGGGCTACCCACGCTGTCAAAATACATAATATATTTCTTCTTAAAGTCGGCAAACAATGACACCCAGTGTGTTCCCGGGCCATCATGTGTGTCCAGGTTAAATACCCATCCCGCTCGCTTATAATCGCCCATGCCCCTGGGACTAAAATTGCATATTTCAGGAGTTATGCATGCGCCTGACCATGTACGTTGCGCAAAATCAATGGGCGCAGGGGAAAAATAGATGAAATCAGGGTAAGCCTCCATGTATTGATACATTACCGAGTCTATATCAACATTCGTGAGCCATGTGTCCATGTTTGTCCGCCACTTCTTTGGCGCAGATGGTGCAAAGTGGAGAAACCGCAGCCGCACGGCAACATCAATAGGAAGCGTATTTAGCCAGCACATTTCATTTTCCGAGCATTTTGGCATACGCCTCTTTAATGCGCTCAACATTCCCTTTTTGGTATCCGCCTTAATGGGAGAGCTATTGTGCCGGTTAAACTGGGTCACTAATTCTCGAAGTGCGGATTCCGTAAAGCATGTTGGTCCTCCTCTATATCTGGGAGCACAGCGGGTTTTATTTTTAGGCGTTCGTTTTTGCGGACGCGTTGATTTGGTATTTGCAGTTGGCATCTGATATACCCGTAGAATTTATCCTCGTTTAACCACACGGTCAGAACTCCAGAATGACCAACCAGAAGCACCCGCATATTTTTGTACCTGTTCTTCTTCATAACGTTCTCGTTCGTCATCAGTCTCTTGCTGTATTTTTTCAAGTTCCCATGTTCTATGCAAGCATTTAACAAATGACCGAAACAAAACATACATATCGCTATTCACCATTTTCCCGTCAATAATGTCCTCTACTTGGGACATTATCTTACCTTTTTCCTTCTGCATATCTTTAAGAAACGTATCGCCGTAATTTTCAGGCTCCTTTACCTCCATAACCTTTCTGTAATTCTTTGCGTTCAACAAACATTGAAGGGTTATATCATTCATTCCGTTGGTGCCTTCATCATCACTCACTTTATCTCCCTCTTCTTCTAATAAACTAACATCATCGCAATCATCCTCCTGTTCCATATAATCCATATATACAATCAGTATGTTTTGAGTTGTTAAAGTAACCGCAAATCATCAAAAAATGTCGCGGTAATGTATAATGTCCAATTTAGGAGGAAGCGCACAAGGATTCTCAGGAAAACAAAATAGACTCGGGTATAGACTTGGTCAAGAATCGGCCACGCGTCGTGTTGTGCGTTTATCGTGGAAACCTTCAGGAACTAATTACAATGACGTAAAATATCAGAAGGCCACTACCGCATCATCGGGCGATTATACCCGTTATCGTCGTGAACGCGCGACTGCAAAAAACTACAATGACAGTGCATTGTAAACCAGCAACATTTTTCTCAAATACTGAGAAAAATGTTTATTTTGCTCTTTTCATGAATTTATATACAATATATGTTCCAACCAGTGTAACTGCTCCAACATATGCATGGATCGAGACGGTATTTAATACGTTATTTAATACGTTATTTAATACGTTATTTAATACGTTATTTAATACGTTATTCTTAATTGCGTCAATAATACGGTAATCCGTACCATCATCATCTTCGGGTAAAAATGTGATAAACGGTATTTGGTTTTCATCAAGGGAACCACATTGCTCAATATAGTCATTCACTGGATCAGAACTTATCGGTCGCGTCGACGGTTGTTTATAATTATGTTTATTCACGCACGCCGGAACTTTCGTTATGTCTTGTTTAAAGTAATTCACAAACATTATATTATACATACAGCATTTAATATCAACTTGTGTACATATCAAAGGTCATTTTAATAGGCCCTGCTCCATGAGTCAATGTCTTCTTATAGTTCGGGTAACCGTGGTCGGCACATGGCGTATTGGTACCTTCCGCTGGTAACAAGTTCTTTTCAAATTTATGGTACAGGTCGTAATCATCGGGCGACATACAAGCCTCGCCGCACTGATTAAATATGTCATCAATAGACCAGAATTTCGCGAGACCAACAGAGGAGTCACACTCCTCACAGCATGGATCAGTGTCGGGTTTAAAAGGGTTCCAAGTTGCTCCAACATTAGACATCTGCTTTTTAAGAGAAGCATGCAAGCGAAGCGAGTCAACGTACATCCACTCCACTGCCCGGGCTGGACTGAGTAGCTTGCAGTAGTGCATTCCTGCAGGGCAAGGCAGATGCTTTCCCTCTACTCCTTTTTCCCCACAGGGAAAAGGGTTTGAATTTTTGTAGGGAAACGAAGCTGAAAAAAGTTCCACCCCCTGATCACCGCGATCGTTGTAATCGAGCCCAGACCAGATCCAACACGGACCCGCCGCACAGACTTTCTTGTCCGCCTGAGACACCACTAACTGCTGTCCCACGCTCTCATAGCGTTTGCGGGTGGCGTCGGGAATGAGGTTTAGTGCATAATCAATTGCAGCCTGGTTGATTTCTGCGCAGCGGGCTGCTTCCAAACCGTCTGATACGTCGAGATCCAAAGCCATGGCTCCCGTGACATTGGCTGCCTGCCAAATCGCCTGCCGCGATTTCATCTTGGACTTCAGTTCTTTTGCAGAGACGGGAAGAAAGCCTGAATCAACGGTATCGGATCCGATAGAAAACCGCCAAATATCCAACTCCGATCCCGTCTCGTACCACACTTGGGTGACGGAGGTCATTTCAAGCGTGCAGCGCGACGCATCATCGCACAGTGCCGATTCCTTGCCGTTACCAGGGTTCCCCGAGGGGGTGTTCGCTGTCTTCACACCCGTGGCGCGGTCGGTGCCCGCATGCACCTTGGGTAAGTGACAGGACGGGTCTTCCTCTGTGACGATATGCTGCGAATCCATCGTGGTAAACTCAAGACCCTTCACATCGCCACCCATAATGGTTGTTGCCCGCGCTGTCCATGGGGTGCCCGCAGTACAACCCGGTTGCTCGGGACAAGTTCCGTACTCAAGACCTCCGTACTCATCGACTGCCTCGCAGTAGCATGGAGGCTTGAACTGATGGAACCCCTCCATCTGCAGAGCCTCAATCAGGGGCGCAAAGAGCTCTTGCGATGCAAGCATACGTGCATCCAGTTGGCTAAACGAAGCATCCCCAAGAATGGCCTGCATGAAATAAGACATATCAGCGGCTACCAGTGCGTGCGCTTCGTCGTAAGTGATCTCCGGAACAAAGTCTCGTTCCTTAACGAGCAAAGGGATTTCCCCGGAGGCGAACTGCATGTGAGACATTCCCTTGATGGCCGTTACTGGGAAGTAATGTGCATTCTTCACAGGATCCTCTGCCATGTTAATCATCGTGAACGAAGACTCGGCAATGCGAGAAATGCGACAGAGTCCGTCAAGCTCGCCCCCGATTGTAAGTACAGGACAAGTAGGATATGCATATTGACCAGGTCCTTCTTCCGCCACCGCATCAGACTTAAATGATCGTGTCAAGAATGATCCCATAAGAACCATCCCCTTCGGGTTATTGAAACCATCGGGGAGCTTCTCTGGCTTAGAAACCAGGGAAGAAATTACAACGCCCCCAAGAGAGTGACCACTGTAGAAAGTTTCGTGATCGGCGGGTAGTCCCGCCTCCAGAAGCGACCCTGCTACACGATTTACCGCCTTCTTCATTCCGAGTGTGGACACGTTCGCGGGTAGAGACGGAATGCCCACCCATAAACCAGGAATCAGCTTTTGAAGGGACTCCATTAGGGGGATGTAAGCATCGGGTCCTATTCCACAACCAGGGGCGAGAATCATGGCTATATCACTGCCCCTACTCGCATCGTTTGGCGTTAGAATAATATCCTTATTGCTGCACATAACTGCACCAAAATAAGCTATAAGACACAGAATGTTCAAATGAGAAGATACAAACATTATATTATACATAAAGCTTTATTATCCAAATACTTTCGCAATGTATGGTATATGAAAGAAGATACCGCAATTGATCCTAATGCCGTATATAGAGCACTTATTTCATCACAAAGAAATATGTTTGTAAGTACCACAGTTGCAATTGCACTTATCGGTTTTAGTAACACCTTTTCCGATCGTAATTTACGGTTATTGATGACCGCATTGGGGAGTGCAATTCTCATCATCTCCATCATTATTGGTATGTCTGCTGCACAGGAATTTGCAAGTTTCATGAACCATCATGGTGATCTTATTCCAGAATATGTACCAGAAGGCACGTGGCAACGCATACCTTACTTACACTACGCATTTGTTTCTGTAATTGCAGTTTTCTATCTTACGTTTACCTTTGTAGTTTTCTTGCAGTAGAATGTATGTTTCAACAACATACATTCCATATACTTAGAATGCGGCATTGAAATCGAATACATTCGCATCTACCTTCTTATTGGCAAGCGAGTATTCAGAGTTGGTGCGCTCGAAAAAATTCACCTTGGTTTCTACACTGATCAACTCCATGAAATCAAATGGGTTAGCGCTGTTGTAAATTTTATCGTATCCAAGTTGCACACACAGACGGTCAGCAACAAACTCGATATATTGACTCATGAGCTTGGAGTTCATACCAATCATACGACAGGGGATAGCCTCCAAAATGAACTCCTTTTCAATTTCTACAGCCTCGGATACAATCTCGTGAATGCGTTTCTTCGATAGCTTCTTTTGAAGCTTGGTATACAACAGAATAGCGAACTCCGTATGGAGAGCTTCGTCGCGAGAGATCAGCTCATTTGAAAATGTGAGTCCTGGCATAAGGCCTCGTTTCTTGATCCAATAGATGGAAGCAAAACTTGAAGAGAAAAATATTCCCTCGACCACTGCAAAGGCCACCAACCGGGCCGCAAAGGAGCTGCGGTGGTCGCCAATCCATTTTCGAGCCCAGTCGGCCTTTTTCTGAATGCAGGGGAAATGATCAAGTGCATTAAATAGCTTGTCGCGTTCCTGCTTGTCTTTGATGTACGTATCGATCAATAGGCTGTACATTTCACTATGGATGTTTTCAATAGCAATTTGGAAGCCGTAAAAAGCTCTGGCCTCGGCCAGCTGCACGTCACCCATAAAGCGAATGGCCAGATTTTCCAATACAATTCCATCGGATGAAGCAAAAAACGCCAACACCATACTGATAAAATGTTTTTCGTCCTTACTCAGCTTTTCCCAGTCACCCAAATCACGAGACAAATCACATTCCTGTGGAACCCAAAAGCTATCCACCGATTTTTTATACATCTTCCAGATGTCATTATCCTTGATTGGAAACATTACATAGCGGCTATCGTCAGGAGTAAGCAAGGGTTCGGTCGTCGTGGAATCCGTCATTCCTAAATTACAATAAAGAGGGTGTAGATTTTATGTTTTTTCATAAATGAATATTTGTTAGCATATATTGATTAATTGTAATTGTTTTAACAGCAAAAATGCTAATAAAAATATATTTCTAATTATAATAGGTTAGGATATAACATTTTAAGAGCTCGTTGCGTTGAGAATTTGTGATAAGAACAGCTCTTACTAATGGTTGTTGGGTTTTTCTATGTCTCGACCTTCGTCAAGAAGCATAATTCCCATTGCCGCATAATTATGTAAATCAACAAGTGTGTCACGGATACCCTCATCATCAACCAGTGCAATTCCATTATTTGTAATAGACATAGATCGCTGGATTTTATCTCCGATCCGCATAAGAACCCCAATAACACCATATTTGGCAAAAGCGTCTCCATAATCAGCGTTTTTCTTCTTAAATAGCTCAAGTCCGGCGCGTTGGACCATTTCCATTTGCTCAATGCGATTCATTATATACATCCATACTTGGTTTTTATATATTTTTAATATTATTCCTGTGTAACATGAGCATTAACGGTAATAAATAATATTTTTATGAATTGTTTTCAGTTTTTTATTTTATATAGAGGCAATATATATTAGCGCCCTCTCCCATGCACAACAAAAATTCTAAGACTGATGGGTCCCGGCGTAACAAACGCAGCAAAAAGTACATTGATGCCCGCTTTATGGATGATATGTACGAAACATCCGAAACGGTTAGTAATACAGGCGATAATTATCAGTACCTATCCGTAGGTGAAAAAGAGCGTCTGGAGAACATGTTTACCCGCCCACAAAATATCAGTCAGGAACGATATACCAGAGTGTTAGGACAAAAGAAAAGCAAGATTGTTGTTGCCACAGGACCTGCAGGTACAGGAAAGACATTGTTTGCAACTGAATATGGTATTCGTTATTTTATGAGAGGCACTATAGAAAAAATTATTTTCACACGGCCATCGGTAGCAGTAGATGAGGACATGGGATACCTTCCTGGTACCCTTGAAGACAAAATGGCACCATGGGTACGTCCTATTTATGATATATTATACACATTTATGAGCGTAAAAGAAGTGACTGAGCTTATCGAGGAGAAGAAAATAGAAATTGCTCCTCTTGGTTACATGCGCGGGAGAACCTTTAAAAATGCATGGATTATCGCCGACGAAATGCAAAACTCCACCGTTGCTCAAATGAAAATGCTTCTCACGCGCATCGGAGAAAATAGTAGAATCGTTATTACCGGCGATTTACAACAACATGACCGAGGAGAAGCAATGAATGGTCTGGAAGACTTTCTCAATAAATTTCGCGGGCGCCGAAGTTCAAGTATTACCAGTATTGAATTTCAAAGTGACGATATTCAGCGCGAAGAAGTAGTGAAAGAAGTACTTGATATATACGAGAATGAATGTATTCCACCTGCATATCGTGACGATCCCTTATTCATTTCCACAAAAAATGAAATGGACAGCACAAGCGACCTATCTGACGATATAATACCAGAAGAGGTAGATCATACAGGAGAACCTGATGTAAACTCATCAGAAGTGTGTGCTACAATTGTAAATGATGTAGTAAATCTAATTGCAATTGCCGTTGAAAATTCTGTTTAATGTCTCATTTTTATTCGACTGTTATACTATAAAGATGAGATTGATCAAAGAAACTACCGTTATAAATGTTGTTGTATTGTTTGCGCTACTCAATGCAGCATACCTCATTTACTATAAACATATGCCTGCAATGTTTGCATTTTTATTGACCGGCCTTATTGTTTCGTTTTTTACGCGTAATGTAACTATTGTGCTTACCATCGCTATTATTGCAGCACACACCTTTATTATGTACAAGAAACAGCGGAAGGAAGGTTTAGAAAATAAGGACAAAAAGTCCAAGAAAAACTCCGAAGATGATGATGAACCAGAAGACCCCATTGACGAAGACGACGACATGGGGGATGATTTTGCAAATATGTCCAAGGACCAATTAAAGGACATGATAAGTAAGAGAAAAGACATTCAAGAGGACCTTACGAATATTCTGAAGATCCAAAATGAGGTCGTTGGTGGTGCACAAAAGCTTGAGCCCCTTATGAAAAAAACGGAAGCATTTATCAACAAATACAAACACCTTGAGGATCTTGGTCGTAAATTCATGAATGAGTCATCGGAGTAAAATCGTATCTTATTGTATATGAACCCTGATCTTATACAATTAATTTTAATCATTGCAATATTTTCGCTGGTCGGCGCATATTTATATGAAGAAGCGACCGGCGTTAGTATACACAAAGCTACGAAACATTATTACAATGAAGCTTTGTACACAGTAGGGCTTAAAAAACGACCAAAACGAGAAGCATTTGTAGGTAAAATCGTTAAGATTTTTATCGGTATAGGAAAAATCCTGACGAATGTGCTGGGACTCGCGAAGTTCTTTGTAAATCTGTCTACTGGGACATTATTCTTAGTAACGGGTGCTATAATGGCAGTGTCGCTATCTATCATGTCAATCATGAAGGGGTTTTGGGAATGGTTCGTGCTAACTCTTTACATAATAGAATTCTCATTGTCTCACCTCTTCTGTTTTATGAAAATACTGTTTACTGCGCCATCATGCTTATTATGGTATGCTCTTGAAACATTCGGTAAGATTCTTTACCTATGCACATTTGGTCTTCTGATTGGCATTATGGCACTATTCGGCATTGATCTGAAACCCGCTGAGGCCGCAATGTGGAGAATGCTTATGTATTTAGACAGAATCGTGTTCGGACTCATCGGATATCATTTCTTACACTTCCCTCGTTGGGTTCGGGATCTCTGCTACAACTGCAAACGGTTAAAAACATCAACTGTAGGAAGTCAATTTGCACGATTAAGTGAAGTCGTTCTTAAAGACGTTCCAAATGACGCCAAGCCCGGATTGTCGTTAATGGAGAAAGGTGGTTCTCAATTCATTGACGCACTCAAGTTCATCAAAAAGGCGCTTGGGTAAATATATGTCTGTATTGTAATGACAAGCCATTGTCCTCCTGGCGTAATATGTATTGAGAACATGACCTTATTCATGTTAATAATCGCAATTGGTATTACGTACTATGTAATGCGTATCCCAGAACAAAAGTCTTCTGTTATACCGGAAGTAAACGTAAAAGTAACAAATGAAAAACAAGACAATATTTTTTCGGATCCATTTAGAGCACCTAAAGACCATACACAAGGTGTCCCTATTAATACGCGCACGCGCGGTCAAGACGACAACTTTCAACAAATTGGTATCCTCACCCGTCAAGGTTCTCCGGAAAACTTGATTCTACCCCTAATGGGCCGGGCATCTGACCGGGGTCGTGATTTATGGGAGTACTATACCACGTCTAATACCGGGTCCGTAAATACGCGCCTCCCCATAAAGGTAAATGGCAAAAATTGTAGCTCTCAGTACGGCTGCGATTCCATTGTAAGTGGCGATACGGTATTTGTTGACGGTTACAACGACGTATTTACAGTAACCAAATACGAAAACGCAACTCTCCGATACATCCCCACAATTTTGTAATCACACCATTATTGTTATATTTTGTATACCTATACAGTATATGGCATCATTTAACCCAAATAAGGAACCAGATTTAAATAGAATACTCATTCATGATTTTAGCACGTCTCGTTCCCTTAACCTTAACAATAATACACTACGTAAACTGAATGATTATGTACAAATTACCCGTCTTAATAGCATCTATCCGGATAAGACGATAACGATTGAGGGGGTCGATTATCTACCAACCGAATTCTATTTTACGGGAAAAATACATAATATATCAGGTCTCACGCAAGCGGGAGAGATTGTAATTAAGCACACCCACTCAAATGAAAGTGAGTTGTATTTATACTTGCCTATCATGGTCGATCCTGTTGCCGAAAGTACTCCAGTAAGCAATTTAATCTCGTCCGTTGTAGAGTTCAACAAGGATGATGATACCACACAGCCGTTTAATTTTGCTCGCGTAATTGATAAGCAAAAGAACGCATTTTATTACAAAAACAACAACATTATTTCGGTTGTATTTACTACTCCGTTATTTGTACCCGAATATCCAGATACATTCAGAGGAGTACCAGAATTCATAAAAGCGCCCAACATGAAGGACTATTCAATCATTCCACTTAACCTTACAAACGATGAACAAATATACATCGATTGCAATCCCACCGGGGAAAGTGCTGACACCATTGCTGCATACAATATCCCCATCAACAGTGAATACTCGAAAATTTCCGCCAACAGTATGTTCGAGCGTCACGCAACGTTCTCAGGAATGTTCTTGATTTCGCTTATTGGTGTCTATATGATCGTACCGTATTTTTACCGCTCGTACATTATTGAGAGCACCATCATATGGGGGAAAGATGAAAAAACCCGTAATACCATATGTCCAGCAAACGAAAAAGACTCATTTATTGAATGTATCCATAAGAGAATCGCGGAATCAAATTCAATCATATGGTACATCTTTTTTGCAATCATCATGCTTCACTTTTCAGAAGGGCTCATTGAGAAAAATTCTACCCAACTGGCAATTTCCATGTACATATTTATTGGTTTTGTGGCAGCAGTGATGTCAATTATGACACGCGGCTCGAATCCACAATTCTATTTCTACAAGGGAGAACAGCTATATCCTCCCCGGGAGACCGAATATGCCAACTTTAATTGGCTTCCTGCAAGTATCCTACCTTCATGGCTAAAAATTATGGCGCATCCAGAGAACTTTACGGGTCAAGGCATTCGGTGGTATGTTATTGCACTCCTTATTGCCGTATCATTATTAACTGTATTCTTGACATTGCCTTTGACAGGAACGGTAAAAACTGGCATGAGCATTCGCGGTATCGTTTTTTCTGGAATACTTTACACAACTGCAATCACGGCGTTCTTAACCACAGTATTCAATCGCGAACCCGAAGCATTCAAAATTAACCAGGACCTTGGTTTCAGCAAGTAATGCGATTTGATGGTTAACATCAAATTACAGAGATTTAGATAGCAGACGCGCCGTTCACATCAGCAGCGGTAGGCTTGAATGAGGTGTCAATCAAGGGGGCAATTTCGCTGTTAATCGGGGCAAATTTTGCCACGAGTTCTTCCTCTAACGTAACCTCATCCGCGGGCTGAAGTTCATTCATAACAATGTCCTTCTCAAGCTGGCTGGGAGTATGCTCTTGGATAGCATCACGTGCCACAACATATCCCGAACGTTCTACAAGAATGTATAGGGCATATACGCCGAGAATGACAATAATGACAGGTTGTTTCCTAAACAACATAAGTCCCGCAAGTACAGCAATGAGCTTTCCTGCGACAGAGTCCATGACGCGCGCGATAAAACCAGGGGTTCCCAGGTCAGTGGTGATGTAAAAAAGTAGGGCTCCAACCACAACGAGTTCTTTGACAGTAAGCTCGGGGAGAAATTTCATTATATACTATACTCCAGGATTTTTTCACGCAAAATGATATACGGATTTTTACTGTATTACATATACCTATGGAATTAACTATTGATGAAAAAGAAAACATTCGCAAAACCTCTCGTATGGGGTCGCGCGGCTACGTTATAGCTAAAAGTGTACTATCGGAAGATCAGTTAGACGCACTTCGTAAAGATCTATATGCCAAACCCGAAGTAAACGCCATGATTGGTGGTGCAGTCGATGGGTTTTATTGCTACCGGGAAAGCGAGAAGAAGATCTACATCCCGCGCTTCTATGGCGAACGCATGTTTGGCATCCCAGACACAACCGATCTATGCATTCATGCATCTGATGGGGAGCATCTTGCGTTCCCAAAGGAACTCCGCGATTATCAGAAGGATATTGTAAGTCGATACGTAAAACATGTGAATACCGACAAGGGCGGCGGAGCCATTCTTGAAGTGCCTTGCGGTAGAGGAAAAACCGTAATGGCGCTCAAAATAATAAGTGAACTCAAACAAAAAACCCTCGTGATTGTCCACAAAGAGTTTCTCCTCAATCAATGGGTTGAGCGAATTCAGGAGTTCCTACCAAACGCACGCGTGGGGCGAATCCAAGGAAGCACATTCGATGTTGAAGATAAGGACATTGTAATCGGTATGCTGCAAACCCTATACATCAAGGACTTTGGGAAAAGCGCATTCAGTGAGTTCGGTCTCACAATTATAGATGAGGTTCACCGAATCGGAAGCGAACAATTTTCAAAAGCGCTATTCAAAGCAGTGACGCCTTATATGCTGGGTATTTCTGCAACCGTCGAGAGAAAGGACAAACTTACGCATGTATTATACATGTTTATTGGAGAACGCATTTATTCCGAAGAACGTTCGGGTGATGATGAGGTTATGGTAAGAGGGGTATACTGGAAATCAAAAGATAGTGATTTTAACGAGGTGGAATATGATTGGCGAGGGACACCTAAATACAGCACAATGTTGTCAAAAGTCAGTAATTTTGGCCCTCGTAGCGATTTCCTGGTAAAAATGTTAGAAGACCTCATTGCAGAAAATAACAATAAGCAAATCATCGTGCTCACACATCAACGCGCACTCCTTACTTACATGTTTGAGGCAATCGAACATCGAGGGTTTGCAACTTGTGGTTATTATGTAGGTGGTATGAAGCCAGCCGCACTGGAAGAAAGCGAAGGTAAACAGATTGTCCTCGCAACATATGCAATGGCAGCAGAAGCACTTGACATCAAAACACTATCCACATTGGTAATGGCATCTCCTAAAACCGACATCACCCAATCTGTGGGGCGAATCCTGCGCGTGCGCGGCAACAACCCAGTGGTTGTAGATCTTATCGATCCCCACGAACACTTTATGAACCAATGGAACGCACGGCGCGCGTTTTACAAAAAAAATGGGTATCGGATATTCACGTCAAACAGTGACACGTACAAGTCCATGACTGATACAAATTGGCGTCTATCTCATGATCCCAATGCCCCCGTTAAAAAAGAGGCAAAAAACAAGTGTCTTATCAAATTTTAGTATTCTTTACAGATTAAGAAATCTTACAAAAACGACGGAAAATGATAATTTATGGCTGTATGTTATATGATACCCTTATTTGATCAATTTACATACCTTCATTTTGCTGTCGGTATAGTTGCCTATTTTTGGAACATATCTCTACTGTTCTGGCTTATTCTACATACTGTATTTGAGTTTTTGGAAAATACCGAAATGGGCATAAATATTATTAATCGGTACATTGTTTTCTGGCCAGGCGGAAAGTCAGGCCCTGATCCTTTTATAAATAATATCGGAGATACGATTGGTGCATTCATTGGCTGGGCGTCTGCATACTATTTGGATAAAATAGGAAACAAATACGGATGGTACAACCTCCATATACACCATTGATTATTTGCATAAAATTGATTAACTTGTTCCCTGTATTTTATTGTATACTAACAATATTGCTATGGACATAATACCTCAAGACGTGGAGCCGCTGATATTCAAGTGCCTTGGATATCACGATTTGACATTTTGCAAATCTGCATTGGAATATCGAGATGCGACGGCGGACAAAGCCGCCCGTAAAATTCAAAACTTATTCATATGTTGGAATACCAGAAAAAATGCACTGGAACGAAAAATTATATTAAATTCATTACGATCCTTCGGTCACCAGGAGTTTATGTTCTTCATGACATGGATGTTTCGGTTTGAAAATATGAGATCCACATGGCCTGCATTTTACGCACTGAAAACCGGGTACGAAGGGTTTGTAAAACCGATTATGACACGGTTTGAAGTATGGGAATTTATTAAGAATCATGTTTCGATGGAAGCTGTAAAAAAGATTGGTTGGTAAACCAAACACGCATCAATTGGGGGTAGGAGCTAATTCCTCCAATTTTTGCCGCAATCAATACATGTAATAAAGATCGTGGCTGGTTCATCCGCACTTCGCGTCTGCAATTCATAATACGTACATTTCTTTGATTTGCAACGTTTGCACGTAAACATATCCGTACTTGCCTCAATCCGCTGCGACATCTTGCTTTCGTCACGCTTCATCTTTCGTGTAATAAGATCTTTCCAACGTTCGGGGTTAATCTCTTGATGTGTCATAAATGCCAATTGCTGGGACTCCATATCTCCAGTTTTGATTGCCTCTATAATTGCCGGTTTGGTTACATTACTAAGAACCGTCCAGAGCTTTGATTGATATATTTTTACAAAATGCCTGTTCGACCATTTTTTAATAACTTTACGATATTGTGCCTCGCGTATGGTAAAGTTAAAGATTCCCTTTTCCAGATTTATACCATGTCGATCATTGTCGAGTAGATCAGTAAGACGTTTAGCCACTTTTTTGCGAAAGTCATCTGGGTATTTGATTATGTAAGACGCCATTGTTGTATGCAATAAAAACATGTAAGTATCTATTCAATTTTTTAGGTTAGATATAGTCCTCTTCACTAAGCTCATCGTCGGGTACAACAAAGTCATCAATGACATACCCCTCTTTAGTACGCGGACGGTCTTCCTCACTCTCTTCTTCGCTCTCTTCACTCTCTTCTTCGTTGCCCAAATCTTCAAACCCGCCGAACAAATGTTCATATATATGATTCCAATCATCTACCGAGATATTGACTGGCTTATCACCTGAGTAATTGACAAGTACCATTGTACCAAAATACAGGACGGAATCAACTGGCGGGGGGAGATCATACTTATTCTCATAATTCGCTCGACCGGCGTCTTTTGCATATAACGCAACTGAAAATTTCTTTCCTTTTACAGTACATCCCCATGTGGTGCGCTTTTCAAACCCATCCACACTTTTAAACCCCGCTCTACGCGACAATGCATCACACTCTGTACTCTTGACAGATGCATTCTTTACCTGCCCTTTTTTATCAATTAGGATAATATCAATCATTTTGCTGTATGCCGGTATATTGATACACAGTTCAATTCAATTTTGCGTTCGTGACATAAGTTTATGTTATATAATACTATTATGGGCCTATTATTTTATTCAATACTCTATCTTCTTGTTATTGTTGCCATCCATAAGCTGTATATATATGTACAAACGTCATTCACAAAACCCGTTATGAAATCTACTGTTCTGACTGAACCGCCTGATGATGATCACTCACTGAACGACGAGTTTACAATGCATTTGAAAAACTCAAATGATGACAATGATTCTGATTCCGACGACGACCTTGATGCAGAATTTAACAATGCATTGAATATGTAGTATTTAGGAAATATACATAAAGCTAATGGATTATGCAGTGTAATGGAGCTGGAACAACATGAAACGATGGAATTCTTGAATCGTATTCCAAAATACGAACTTTCCTATGAAACTATGCGTCATAAGAAAGATACGACATACGACATATGTACGGCCATTCCTTACGGGAAAAAAGTGCTATGTTGGTTTACATTTCAGGATGATAAATATGTAGCCTTATTTTTTGACATGGATAGGGAACGGAAATTGGGGAGATGCACATGTTTTCATCACGACAACATCCCATTAGCCCTTGGGACAATCGTATATGGCAGTATGATTTCATCGAACAATTCAACACATAATTATTATGTAATTGAGGATGTGTTATATTATAGCGGACTGTCTATGCGCGGTTATCATGCATATGAAAAATGGTATTTAATATCCAGTATTGTGGACACATGCAAAGGCATGTTTTCGCAGTATGGAACACATTTCTTCATGCCTTATATTTGGAAAGCGGATAATGAGTACAATGGAGTTTTACCGCAAGGTGTAAGAGATAATATCGGTTACAGCGTACATCACATACAATACAAATCTTACAAAGATCGCACAATATGCTTAAACGTTCCTCTCGCAAAAGCAACTGCACCATCAAAACCAAAGGGGCAGCTTTCGTGTCTTGAACTAAGTTGCGCATATTCTCATGATTTTACAAAGCCGCAGTACAGACATAAAACTGTTTTTGAAGTGAAAGCAGATCCAATGGCAGACACATATCATCTGTTTGCATACGGCAAAAAAGGGTCACGTGAATACTTTGGAAAGGCCACCGTGAACAATTACGAAACCAGTGTAAAGTTGAATAAAATGTTTCGTATCGTCCGCGAAAACGACAATCTTGATACCATTGAAGAAAGCGATGATGAAGAAGAATTTCAAAATACATCTCCTCATAAATATGTAAAACTGGATAAAACCGCTGTTTTACTATGCGAGTTTTCAAAGAAATTTCGAAAGTGGGCAATCATCGGAAATGCTCCCAAAGAGAGTAGGATTGTCCATATTGGACAGCTTGTGCGCAATTATCAGACCATTCGTTAAAATGTCTTTCTGCATAAATGCTAATAAAAGTGCTTGGGTGGATCGGATTTATGCTCACAAGCACTTTTTGGTGTAGTCCGAAGGGTGGTCCAAAATAGGCCCAAAATTGTTGCTAAATAACCTCAAAAATGCGAAAAATGCACATTTTTGGCATTTGTGACTGAGCTGAGCATAATTCTAAAAACTGAAATAATAAAATTATTTAACACTGCAATATTGCTATTGTCCATTATCGGAATGATAAAAAAGTCAATTTTGAAATTGTAAATTTTTGTAAATTTTTGTTTTTTTACAAACTTTTTTCGTTTTTCCAAAAATGGACAACGAAATTTTCCAAAAAAACAAAATAAAAGTTTGTAAAAAATGAAAAAGTGGTTGTTAGCATGATGCTCACAACACTATTTTAAATTTTGCACTTTTGTGACTGAAAATGGTTGTCCACATTTCCACTCTCTTTTCAATTTTCGCATTTTTCGGGTGTATTTTTTGAACGTTTTTGAACGCTTTTTGAACGCCCCAAAATTTTGCGTTCCATTGCCGAACAACTGTCTGAGCATAACTGCTCAGAAACCAAAATGAAAATGTTCGAAAAAAATCCCCAAAAAATTTTTTGAACAAGACTGAGACCTTACTGAGTTTTTTCATAGGCGACTACATGCACTGCATTTTATAGTAACAAAGCGCGACATTTTTTCGGCATTTTTTGGCATTTTTTTGCAAGTCCAAAAAATACCGATAAATTTAAAAATTTTGCAGCAAAACTGCTAATCAGTATTCTCGTAAAAATCAAAAATGCTCTTATTTTTTTTTGTGACTGATCAGTAAGGCGTTTTTTCAGAAAAAAATGGGTTTGATAACATTTGTTTGCATCGAAAAAAAATGCCAAAAAATGCCGGTTTTAGCACTATTGGCATTTGATATAATGTTT